GTTAGTTCTAGCCTTACGCTTTCTGGCAAAGGAGCGTCGTCCTTGCCTAAAATCTGTTCAGCTATGTAATCACGAGAATCTGGGGCATCTAAAGCCCCAACAGGTCTTTCGTCATTCATACGAATTGATTAAGAATTATTTCTTAGCTTTCTTTTTCTTAGGCTTCTTTTCTTCCTTGACCTTGTTTGCAGCTTTAATCTTAGCTGCTAGTTTAGATTGGTCAACCGTCTCCTCTTCCTTGAGAGACGTCTTCTCGAAAGAAACTGCTCCTTCAATCTTTTCGTGCAATTCAGGATTGAATCGGAAATCTTTTATACAAAGTTCCTTTCCAGTTTCCTTGCACTTTACTGTTAGTGGTTTCCACATAGTGTATTGGTTAATTGACTTATTAAGTTATATGTGTTAAGGTTTGAGTATGAGTTGTATCCTACCAATTATTTACATCTTGTTTATTATCTTCGCTTTTTCCATTCATTGGGCGTTGGGCTTAATACTTATCGCTCTTTTGTTTGTTCCTAATCAGAATTAAGATCACTTTCTGTTAATCCTTGAAGCATCAGGTAATCTCCAAATGTTTTTACTGGCTTGGCTGAATAAAATTCTAGGGCATTGCCAACTCTGTACAACGTTCTTCCTCCTATTGTTTTAATGGGCGTAGTTGCCATATCCCAAGCGCCAGACCAGAATGTTCCAAATCCTCCTTTGAATCTTCCTCCAGTTCTAGCCTTTACGCCTATTCCTTCTAATTGCTTAAGATTAGCATAATCTCTATATTGAGCCTTTATGTTTGGATCTTTCAAAACTTCATAAATATCATTTCTTATCTCGTTAGCGAATTTATTTTTTACTTGTCTCCATCCACTTACTACATCTTTGCCTTTGAATATTTTCTGTGGTGTAAATTTATCTAATGAACTTTTTATACTTTGTGCATCTATGTAGGAAGCCGACGGGGTGTCTTTGTAATCTTCTTTTAAAACCTCTAATCCTTCTAGTAAATCAGCTCTTCTGGCAGGTTCTTTTTCTTTCATTATTTCCTTTTCTATCTTTTTGAATTTAGAGGTGAAATCCATAGGTTTTTCTACAGACTTAAGTTCTGGTTCTATTTCCTTCTTCCATATTTCATTAGCCTGTTTCGCACTTTTAACGCCTATCCCTTTTTCTGTTCCGACTATGCCTTTTTTTAATGCCGATTCAGACGCGATATTAGGTTTTTCTTTAAGTATTCCAGCCTCATATTTTTGCATTAACTCAGCCTCTTTAGTACTAGGCTTGATTGCTGTCTCGTATAATTTCTCTCCAGCAGCTTTGATGCCTTGACCAACTGGTTCTACAACTGTTTCGGCAGCTTTTTTGCCTTTTTTTAATCCTAATCCCATAAGTCCAACGTCAACAGGAGCCATCCATTGAGCCTTGATGTCTTCATATTCTGGTGTGCCTTCAACGATACCAGCCTTTTCCAATCCATAATCAACTATATGACTATAAATTTCTCTAGGAACTGTTAATGGCAACCCGACCGTCCAAGCAGCAATCTCATTCCCGTAAGGCAAGTTGCTCAAAGTTCCACTAATCGGACTTAGAAGAGTTCCTATTGTTCCTTCTGCTATTTTCGACCAACCTGTGCCACTCTGCATAATCCCTTCTTCCGCATTTTCGTTTGTAGTTCCTTGATAAATGTCCTTAACGCCACTTCCTATAGTAGAAAGACCTTGTTTCGCTTGCCCAATAATATCTGGGCTTTCCTGGCTCATCATCGTCTTTGCATCAGCTTCTGACAATCCTTTCGTTTCCATGATAAAATCAATCATCTGTTGTTTCTCTGGACTTGGTTTGGTCAGCGACTCTTGCGTAATATCCATTACGGATTTCGTTACTTCTGGAGTGACTCCTGTTTGTGGAACATTTTGGATAGATTCCACTTGCGCTTGTTTTTCTTTCGCTGCATCTATTCCTGGTTGAAGCATTGGCATCAAAGAACTTGTGAAAGGAGCCTGCTCTTGCATATACGCCTTCTTGGTTTGTACCAAAGCAGCTTTAGCGTCTTCAAAGCTAGTTCCTTCAGCCTGCTTTGCCATCATAAAGTTATAATCTGACATGGACATATCGGCTGGTTTTTGCGGTTTTGTTTGTGTTGTAGGTATCATTATATTTTGGTTACCATTTAATTGAATCTATACTATCTGGAACATATTTACTGTCTTCCACCGACTTGTTGTAAAGGTCGAGGTCTGCTTGTTGTTGTTTTTCTTCGGGTGTCATAGGCACGTTCTCTTTAATTATTGAATCTGGGTCAATTCCTGCGTCTATTAAGGCTTGTTTCTTTTCTGGATCAATAATAGTTTGAGCATATTCCTTCCCCATTGTAGACTTGTAAGAATACCTGGCTGCCGTAATCTTAGAGGACAGGAATTCAGACGCTGTATTCAATATTCCTTCAAATTGTTGTTCTGAAAACTGTAATCCGAGTAGTCTCTTCTGATTCTCTATTTCAGATTCAGAAGGAGCAGCTCCAGTCCCTTTCCATACGGCTGCTATTTCGGTTGCAAGTTGTTCTAATCCGAATTGGAGATTAACAATCTCTGTATTACCACTTTCCGCACTCCACCAGTTGGACAGTTTATTCAGTTCTTGTATGTCGTCAGGAGTTAAATTTTGGGTCATCTTTTTAACGTCTGCCAAATGCCCCAAAGCAGTGTTGATAGATAACTTGTTTTTACCGACAGAACTCTCAGTTGAATCCCATTTCTTTCTAAACTCATACCTAATCTTGTTTGTGTTTTCACTAAAATCAGGATCGACACTCTGTGCTTGCTGTAGTATTTTCTGCCTAGCCTTAGAACCTTCCATTCCTCTACTTGCCATTAAGTCTGCTAACAGTACGTCACCGTTCAGTAGTTGTTTTATATTGCTTTGGTCGTCAGAGGACAAAGCCGAAAATGCCCCTTGTTCCTTTGGGGTTAAACCTTCCCAGAAATCTGGGTAAGCTTCTTCTGGGTTAGTGCCACCACTAGGTCTGCCGAACTTCATACCGTCTGTTGACATATCGTGTGTGCCTATTTTCCCAGATTCAACATAATTAGCATCTTTAACCGTAACCGTACCCCCATCATCACTAACTGAAACAACGAATCCTGCATGACCAACATTGTCTCCATAAGGTGAAACGAATATGTCTCCAGCCTGTGGGCTGTCTACTGAAATAGACTGTATTGCGTTTATTTTAGAGTCGTAATCATCACCCATCGTTAATCCAGTATACCTATTCACGAACTGCGCACATTGTATACTTCCAGTCTTACCATTCCATGAGTCTATAGCTGGTTCTCCTGTTGTTGGATCTATTGGCGTTCCATCTGGAACAGACAATGCGTCATTTACAGTTCCCCACGCCCCCTGAAAGCCACCACCTTCGCCTTCAGGCGTATACACAACTTTTGGTGGAGTTTTCCCAGTAGGATCAGTTTGCAACCACCTACCATCGTCCATCTCCTGATATTGGAAATTAGGATTGGCCCTCTTGAGTTCTTTGAATTTCTCTTGGTCAGTATCAGATAATGCGCTGTAGAACTCCCATTCTTGTACTTGAGAAGGCTTACCAATATATTTAATGTCCTCTCTTAACTTCTCCGCTTGTGCTAGTTTGTAATCACGTTCAGCTTCATCCTTGGTTGCTAAGGCTTCAGCCTCCAACTTAATAGCTGATTGCAATGCTAAAGCTTCAGGCATGCTTAAATTTGTGTTCTGAATCATGTTGCTTAAATCTGCCTCTGTAAGGTTGACTATTGATGCTCCCATAGCTTCCATGTTGGCAACTGTTGTTTCTGTTACCGTATTAACAGTCTCAGCCATCTTCATTGATTGCTCTGCAAATGCTGTTTCGGCATCTATTTGATCAATTGCTGCTTGTTGGATTTGTCCGTCTGCTTGAGCTATAGCTGCTTTGTATTTAGCAGCAGAGTCCCAGTCTTCCATCTCCTGCGCACGTTTCAAACTCTTTATTGCTTGGTTTCTTTGTCCTTCAGCTTTTTGTCGTTGTAATTTTATGATTCCTAACTTCCTGTCTACGTTCTTTTTGAATACACTTATTACGCCCTTAGCTCCTCCTTTAATTTCTCCTGTTTCTGGATCCATAACGCCTTCACTCACAACACCTTCTCTTCCTGGAGACAATGCTGCTGTTACAGAAGCTACACTTGACTCTAGAGATTCACCTGCTTGTGATGCTTGTTCTGATTCTAATTTACCAGCCAATTCGTTTTGTTTCTCCAAATAAGATAATTCTCCTGCCTGTTTATCTTGTAAATAACCTTGAAAATATTCTTCTAAAGTAGAAAAAGGAGCATCTCCGAATCCTAGGTCTTCAAATTGAGTAGCCGTTCCAGCCGTATCACCACTTGCCGTAGCTTTCACATAATCATCATAATTTTTATAAGGATACCACGGATTGTCTTCTGTTCCTGAACCTAGTCCAACTACATTCCCTTGATCATCATAAGCGAATCCTGCTTGTCCTTGGTAAGGAGTGTCTTTAACAGGAAGTCCTTGATCACCAGCTAACTCTTTTCCTTTAGGAGAATCTGGACTATAGAGCTTACCTGTAGACGGATCTTTTATTTGCCATCCTCCTCCTGGTTTCTCTTGAAAGACTCCAGTACCTTGTGATTGTGGTTGATCAGGAGCTACCTCGGGAACCTCTGGCGTGGCTTGTTGACTCTTCCACTCTTGGACTCCTTTGGCGTAATCCTTAGAACTACCATAGTCAGTTTTCTTTGGTGGTGTTACAGCAGGCTTCACGCTTTCTGTGTCAATTTTGATTGGTTCCACCTTCGGAATGTCTTTTTTTTGAGCAGCTAAAGCGGCCTTGTATTCAGCCCTAGATTTAAACTGATCTCTGTATAGTTTTGCCATATATTTTTAGTTAATTGTTTATTGTCCTACTGCATTTACCACCAACGTATTCATATCTCCTCCAGCCTGAGTAGCTATTGCGTAAAAACATCCTTGAGCCGCTGTGCCAATAGTTCCATTAGTAACGGTGGAGTTGTTTACCAAAGGAGTAAGTCCGCACGGTATAACCCAACTGTGAGTACCACCTGCTGCCCAAAAAGTTACGTCTATCTTGTCTGTCTCTGCGTTTCCGCTATAACTAAAGTTTCTTGAAGCACTATACTTCTTTAATGGCGATGTGTTTATCAACAATTCTCCATCTCCACCTTGTCCAACCTCAATAATTCCGTGACTGGTAGGTATCGTATCGGTAATTGCACCAGCCGTGGTATCAACCCAATAATGCGCACCCTCTGTTACTGTCATAGCAACCGTTCCGTTCGTTATAACATTCACAGTGTCGTCGGCTGTAACATTATCGGTTGTAAATCCTATAAAATTCATTCTAGCCCTATTATCAACATTAGAATCAGCTTTAAATATCTTGCCACCAGTTAATTGAAATTCAATATACATATAAAACCAACCAGAGTTACCAGTTATGCCAGCAGACCAAACACCTGTTGAAGCGGTATAGGTACTATGATAATTACTTATATTGAAAGAATTACTATTGCGTTGTACTGCGTAATAATTAACAGCATCAATTACGCCTTCCCTTTCCAAGACTAAATGATATTTAGTACCTGATACTATCGTAGGAGGCGTAGCAAAAACAAATTCTTGTGGTTTAATGTCACTAGCAGCAGTAGTGAAGCCTGTCCCAGATACCCAAGTAGATTCACCATTCGCTATAGCACTTCCAGGTTTATTAGTATCATCATCATAAATTACTATTCTTACATTGTCTGTTGGCGCACCTTCTTTACGGATATTAACATTTGCGACTCTAACGGTTATGGTCGTACAGTCAGCGTTTGTATAAGTGAAACTCTGCGACCTTTTGAATGTAGCGTCAGCACTACCAAAAGTGAGTGATGCAAACGCACCCACACTATCTCCGTAATCTCCATTTGAATAGGTAAGTGCATAACAATCTCTGCCCTCACCAGACATACAGACTGCTTGCGGAGTAACTGAACCATCTATCGTTTCTCCTGCTGTTAAAGCAACCACTGTTCCACCGTGTGTATGTAAAGCCGAGGCGTCACTTGCTGCCCCTGCTGTTAAAGTGTTTAAATTTGTATCAGTTACATTAGCACTTATTCCATCTAACGACTGATTGATTTCGTCCATAGTAGCTGTTACATCAGAAACAACACCTGCTAAAGTTCCAGGCGTTACACCTGCTTCACTCAAGTCTACAGTTAGGTTTAAAGTCTCATTTGCTCCTGCTCCTAGGATGTTGAAATCAATTCCTCCAGTAGCACTTACTAATTTAGCTCCTAAATAGCCAGGAGTCGTGTCTGCTGCACTTATATCTACTAGATTACTAGCTGTTACGTCGTTAATCGCTGTCCATGCTACTCCGTCATCTGAAAACTCTACTTCACTTCCCGTATTGTTGTATCTTAACCACGGAGCGTTAGTACCTGCTCCTGTTGATCTCGAAATAGTCACCGTACCTGCTGCGTCTGTTCCCATAATGAGTCCTGATCCACCAGTTGCTATTGTTCCTTGCATTGCTGCGAACTGAATAGCTTGCATTACTCCTGTTATGTTACAGAAGATAGGCGAGTCTTGTTGGTGTGTTGCTGCGTTATTAGAATCTCCTGCTGTCCAATCTAATCCTGAAAGTTCGATTCCTCTCACTACACCTGTTGCTGTTAATCCATCTCCACTCAAAGCTCCTGCTGGAACATAGACCGTTTCAACATATCCTTCATCGTTACGGATTCCCATAAGGAATGCCTCCGTTACTACTGCCCCTGCTGTATCTAGCGGAGCCGAAGTGAAGGTTAAGGTTGTGTCTGATGGTCCGACTGGCGCACTTAGCTTTGGACTAGGCGCAGTTGGTGTTGCCCACTGAAAGAAAACTATTTGGGCTAAGGTTGGTAGAACTGTTGCATTTGCCATTGTATATTGGTTATTGTTTAATCATTTTGCGTCTCCTGATTGGAGCTTTAACTTGTGACTCTAACGACACCCAATTCACAGCGTGTGGGAGCTTGTCACTACAAGTTATATGTAAAATTACTCTTTGGAAATTTCTTATAAAAGGTCTACATCCGTCGAAACTCTCTACTAGATTACTGTAGTCAATGTCACCTCCCCATCCAGAAGTCCCCCAAGCTGCTGTTCCCCATCCATCTTCTCCTAGTTTAGACCTTTGAGCTGTCCATAAAAACCTTAGTTTGTCATTAACAGGCTTCCCCGTCACATCATATATGTCGAATCTTACACTAATTTCTGTGCTAGGACTCAAGTAACCTTGAACATAACATCCTTTTAAGAATTGTCTCGTGAACAAATCCCCTAGTTTTAGTTCTTGCCTAAACTCTGTTCCTATAAGTTGCCCGTCATCATCAAATCCTTGGAATAACTCGTAAACTTTAGTCGAAGTACTACTACCTCCATAAACAACGCCATCGTCACTCATAAATCTGTTAATAGTCCATCCGCTAAACTCTACGAAACTCTTGTGGTCTACGTTATATGCAATCACGTAATTGTTAGTCGAGGAATCCTTTGCACAAGTAATCAAAATAATCCTTCTTCTAGCATCGTAAACCATATCAGCATTAGAAAGATCAAGTCCATCAAAGAACTCTGCTCCTAGTAAAATACTCACATTAGCCTCTTGATCGCTTTGAGGAAGATCCATCGAACCTATTTGTACTAATTGCCATAATCCTGATTCGTTGACATAGAAAATACCTTCTGTTGTACTCTCTGACGCTCTACTACCTCCAGAGTCTACTCTATACATTGTAGTTATATCTACCTTGCTAATCGTACCACTAGAGTCTATTTGATCTATTCTAAATGCCCATTTACCGTCATCAGCTAAAGCGAATATATCTGGACCGAAAGCGTGAATTGACCTGACTGTTTGACCATTTCTGTAAGAAACAATCCCTGCACCTGTAGCTGTAGTATCTACTGTCCAACCGTCAAAAGGTGGATCGCTTCCATCGTCTACTTCCGAATAGTATATTGAATCATTTACCGCACAATACAACCTGTTTCCAACCACTCTTAAATAAGTAGCTACAGCAGGACTTGCCACTACATGAGCTTCTGTCAAGGTGTCGTCTATTCTCCAAATGCCGTTTATGCCGTTAGAAACAAAGAAGTAACTACCATATCTCGCTCCAAAGAATCCAAGATTTGCAGTAAAGTCAGTTTTAATCGGTGTAATTGTGTCTGTCGATTTAGTATAAGCCGAAACTGTAGTCGCATAACCAAAGATGTAAATATCATCTGTCCATTTCTCTAACATAGTCACAGGATCAGTACCTGCTACCTCGAATATCTTCGACAAACCTCCTCTCTTTTCGAGTCTTCCTTCTGCTGTTACTAGGTAATTCTTAATAACCTGAGCGAACTCTGGATTTAATAATTGAGGTAAGTCTCTAATATTCTCTCCTTTAGAACCCATTAGAGTAGTCGCACTCACTGGCGAACCCTTATAACCTTTAACATTTATTGGCGTGTACATATTTTAATATATTAGTGTTGAATCTGGTAAACTGTAAGCCATTGGCTCCTTTTTGAAATTCCTTGCTAGTTCGTCCATAATCCTCACAAACCTAGCGTCTGCGAAACTCTCTGCTCCTATGTCTTCATCCCATTGGTCATACAAAACGTCTACAGCCTTAACAATATACTCTAAGAAGTCGTCTGGGATGATTTCTGCACCACTCACGCTCGTATCTAGTGTAAAATAGTCCGTAGAGGCGTCTATCGTCGTTATTTCAGGAATATACCGTAGTCGGTACGTTTCTGAGCTTTCAATGCCTGTAAAGACGACATTTGTGCCTTGTATGTAATACCCTTTGCCTTTTGAGCCGAAAGGAAGTCTTGCCAATCTAACTTCGGTATTATCTCCTTCTGTATCTACATAATAGAAACCACATTCTTTTTCTTCTATGTCTCTGAAGTCTGCTGGTAAAGCTTGTGTACTAGGATTAGTACTTACTGAATAAGTTGTATCCTGATCAATGTACCTTTCTGGATCAATTCCTTTTAACTTCCTGTAGGCAGTCTTGTTGATGAAGTCTGTCCATTCCCAAAAAGTTGCTAAAGGAACGTCTGTAAGGTCACGTTTTAGACGATTATATGCGTCGTATGCTGATTGTGCGGTGATTGCCATTATTTAATTGTTAAGTATGTATTTACTACTATCCCTATTAAGGTAGTGAAACTAATTGTTAATAGAAACCATTGAATCTTTGTCAGCCATTTAATATCTCTTGAATTATCACTAGCCACTATCTTTAGACCAGTTATCTCTTCGTGGATATGATTGAGATGATTGTCTTTTATTATAACTATATCCGCTTTCAGTCCTTTTATGTCACCTAATATCATTGCCTGAAATTGCTTGTCTTCCTTGTAATGGGATTTTAGTTTTTCTTCAAGTATTTGTATTCCAGGCATAGTTATTGGATTATTGGGCTAAATTTGAAGTCACGGTACTTACCCCCTGCTGCTGTTGACCAAGCGAACGACACACTAGAATCAGTATGAGGAGCGGCATCTGCTACTGCGTACCCTAGTGGTGTTTGAGTGTAAGTCTGCCCACCATCTGTTGAGTGGTACATTACCCAAGTTGAACCATTACGGGTCATCTTAATTCTATACCAAGTGTTTAAAGAGAAAGTCCCACTAGATTGTTGCAAAAGTGTTGTGCCAGAAGTGTCTCTATATAATTCAAACTTCTCCGTACTAGCAAAGTTGAAGTAATACGAATTAGTGTCAGTTCCCAAAGTCCCAACAATATCAGACATTAACACGAAAACAGCCGAACCTGCGTCTGCTGTCTTATATACGTCAAATTCCCAAGTCCCATAGGCTTGTTGCATCGGTATTGATACTATTCCAGCACTTACGCAAGTTATTTGCTTCGTTCCATCTCCATTACCCGTATCATCTACCTGCCAAGTCCCACTCTCTATATCCCAACCCGTATTCTCCAAGAAGTTTGACGTGACGTTGCCTACAGATTCGTTCCACCCTTTACCATCAGCTATGTAAACTGGGTCGGAATTAGGTATTTCTTGTACAGTTATGTCATCCCAAGCCGTATATCCTGATGTTTGTCCAGAATGATATAATAAAAAATCTTTAGCAGAATTATCCCAAGTCTTAACAAAATCAAAATACTGCCAGTCAGTCGATAATGTTCCAGTCCACAAAGTTGTTGTGAAGTCATTTATCTGTGGTGTCCATGTACCATCACTTTTCGCCCAACCTCTAAATCTGTAGGTCTTGCCAACCTCTACTGTATCATTCACTCTTGCCCCTGGTCCAGCCGTACCATTATAAGATACCTTCAAATACTGACTACCTGAATGTGGTGTATCTGTTTCCTTTGCTAAACTAGCATTGTTGAACACAACATAGTCCGCCACGCCTACAGCTTCCATATCACCATCAGGCATTAGGTTTCTTGCTGGGTCGCTTAACTGTTTAATATCAACTCTGTCGTAATGTGCTTCTTGTAACCCTTCTTCGTATAATTGAGAGGCTTCTGCACCTGTAAACTCTACCCCTTTCCAAACAATAACATCTTGAACACTTCCATTAAGCCATTGTGAGCCTCCATCATTTTCTACTCCTAATCCAATTTTTGCATTAGCATAATCGTCATAAGTGTTATTTGCTGTTGCTACGAATATCCCATCCACATATAAATTAAAATCAGCCGTAGCTCTAGCATAGGTGAGTGTCACAAACACCCAGTTTTTAGCTGATAATACCGATGTCCCTGTAGCAGTAGCGGTTCCTCCTCCATCTCCTATCCTAACACTTATATTCCCACTACTGGTGTAAAACCACCACCCCTCGTTTACTGACAATCTTCCGACCAGCGTTCTTATGGTTGCATCGTTTTCCTCTTGATAACACCAGAAGCTTATAGAAAAGTCAAAGCCAGACGTATCAAAAACAGCATTATAAGGTACTTGAATTTCTGTGTCTGTCCCGTTAAGCTTTGGCACCCTTCCTCTTTTAGTATTCTCCCAATATGTTGAACCTGCATTTAAAGCTGCATCATTCCCATTCCCCGAAAGGTCGGCTAAACTACCATCTTTTAACCAGTTACCAACTATATTCGCTAGGTATTTGTCCTTAATTTTTGTCATATTTATAAGTTAAAATTTCTAAACATTAAATCGTGCAACCATTTAGCTTGTGTTTCAGTTACCTCATAAGGGAACACAGTCGGAAACTTCAATCCTCCACCAAAATTCAATCCACCATAAGAAGCTTCCCCTATCCACATGCCTGATGTATTCACTATGCTTCCAGTAAACCCAGATAATCCATCGTTTGTCTGTGCTTGCTTCTCTCTATCCACATAAAAACTGATACCTGCTTCTGTCTCGCTTCCGTCATAAGCAACAGTCGCACTATGCCACATACCATCATTCCATGCAGTATCAGTATGTGCTCTTAAACCTGTCACAGTTCCATTCTCGTAAGCCCTATACTCAATCAAGCCACTGGCACTAAAATTAACAGCCACACCTTTATAAGTAGCCGCTGGGTCAGATTTACTAAACAATACCGAAACAGCTGTCTTGGTTGTTCTGAATAAGAAAGAAAAACTGTGAGGAGAATCTTTCTCAAAGACATCATTGAATTGTGCACTCTGTTGTATCTCAAGGTGGTCATTTGTACCGTCTAACTCTATTCCGTTATTAGGTAATAAGGTAGGTTCATCAACTCCTGCACCCGTTCCCCAAAAGCACTGGTCAGTAGCTACGTGTCCTAAATTTGGAGTAACCTCATTAGCTCCGTCATCATAATGGGTTCTCAAAGGTAGCCATATCTCTGCACTTTCAGGCTTAACTTCTTTGAAAGTCAGCTGTGTGTATTTGTCTAAAACCTCACCCTCGGTAAGCTCTTTATCATAAATACTAACTCCTCTAAATTGTCCATCCGCATAACTACCAGAGTATCTCCCAAACCAAACATCATGCCCCTGTTTCTCCATTGCGACATAACCTCCTTGACTATTACCTCCACTCACATCATCAACTCGGCTTCCATTAAGATATATTTTCAATCCTGCCTCCGTTGACGAACCGTCGTAAGTTGCCACAAGGTGAATCATCTGCCCCTCATAAGAAGTCAACGCTGTGTTATAAGCCCGTCCTATACGACAATCTGCCACACTCTCATCATGGCATTGGACAAAGGCTTTATCCGTACCAGCCACGTAAAACAACCATTCTGCATCGACATTATTCACACCTTTTGACGCAATTATAAAAGACGTAGCGTCAGTCATAATCCCGAAAAACTCTATTGAAAACGGACTGTCAGTAGCCCCATCTCCAAAGCTATATTTGTATTCATCCGCTGGTGTCGCATATTGAGAAGTGCCATTCAACGTCATTCCATTATTAACAACAGGGGCATCTGTTAAAACAACTCCATTGTCAGCAACATACTGGTTGTTTATGAACTGTTCTCGAAAAACCGCGTCTTCTGCTGGTATGTTTGGGTATGTTATTCCCATAATATAATTAGGTTATTTAGTTGCTTCAACTGGCTCTGTCCAACTTGCGTAAGCTTGGAATTCTTTCTTCAATTCCTGCACTTGCCCTTCGGTCAAACCTACAAGGCTCGCAATCTGTCCATCACCTTTCCCAACATAAGCTTCGTCACCTTCGGCCTTTCCTCCTTGTTGGGATTTAATGTACTTGTAAGCTTCTTCTACTTTGCCTTTCGTCATTATAGGCTTTGTAGCCTCGGTACTTTCAGGTTTAGTAGTATCTTCCTGAATAGTTTCTTCAGGTATGTGTTTGCTTAGTTTCGGACATACTTTTGTGTAATCCATTTTAAATTGGTTAAATTATTATACTGCTGTCACTCCACCATCAGCACTCAACGCTCTGTAAACCACAATCACCATCGTATCTACGTCAGTATTTGCGTCACCAGTGAAGTTGAACCTGATATAGTTGGTAGCTCCCCCTTTTGCAACAAGTGTCAATCCAGCTCTAGCATCATTTATGGCTCTAACTTGAGCACTTGTGTTCAACGACAAGGCAACTGTGTTGTCCCCATTCTTAAGTGCTAGAGAACCAGGTGTAACACCCGACAAATCTGTACCTCCTGCTGCGGTAATATCAACGCTGTTAGCTCCGTCCCAAGCATCGAAATAACAAGTAGTAACGGTTGTTGCGTCCGTAACGTTAGTTGGAACTAATACTATATTCAAAATCTCTATAAATCCTGTAAAGGTAAACAGATTATCGTTCTGCGCTCCATTACCATCAAGCGTGTTCGTTGTTGACACTGACCCGCCCCAATTAGCTGCGATGTTAGACATTACGGAATTACCTGAGATTGAGTCTGTTTTGTTCCCAAGAACATCTCTCATTTGGTTATTATCAGCCGTGTCCTTAGTAGGAACATCGTGATACCCATCAAGAGTAGTGATTGTTGCTGGGATCGTCGTGTCGGTATCAAGCAAGATTGCTTCCGAGTTAGTCACATTCTGTTTGGCGTAAGCCATCAATGATTCCGTTGCACTCACCGCCCCTGCTGCTGCTGCGTCTGTTTTGTTGCCGACTACATCACGTTCCTGAATGTTAGACGTTGCGTCTGCCGAAGGAACATAATCTTTTGAACTTCTATCAGTCATAATTTATTTGGTTAATTATTAGTAAAGTTTCTTCAAGAATATTTCCCAAGCTCCGTCTGTTCCACCACCATCATTCGCACGAACAACTTTCACCCTGACATACTTGTAAGCTACGCCGTCGTCTTCTTGGATGATTGCGTTCAAATTACCTGCTGCCGTACTCCAAGAACCTCCTCCTGTATAATCAGTAGAAATATCTATATAATCACAACTTGCCGCCACTGTGCCGTTATCTTCCAATGTTCCTTCCAAGGTATAGGTATTATCTCCAGCACCTCCGTCAGTATTCATTATCTGAAGTCCGAATTTGGTATACCCGTCCATATCGAAGTAGTAGTAAGTTGTAGCATTGCCTTGACCTGTAGCAGTAGCTAATGTTTCCTCAACGTGCGCAGTATTTAATGGCGCTACCTCATAAACTTTCTGCGAATCTGTACCTGAATCATACCCGTCAGCTTGTACCATCATGTGTCTGTCGATTGTCATTGCTAGAATACCTGTTTGTCTGTCAGCTACATTATCTCCTGCTGCTATATATTGACCGAATACTGCGTTACCTATACTTGTACCAGGAGTGAAAGCATCCTTATCTGCGTATTGTCCTGAAGCCGAATCTACTGTTACATACAATGCTCCTTTTGCATCAACCTGCAAAGGCGCTATTTCGTTGTCCGTGTCTGCTAATGCTGCCAAAGTGTCGTTCCTAACCGCACCAACTGTAAGACCTTTAGAAGTTGTCTCTGTATAAGTAGTTGTTCCTAATACTGCGACGGTATCGTCTATAAGCTCTGTAGCTGTCTTAATTGCTGTTAGGTCTGTAGCTACTGTATCATCAGTTGCTACTGTTACTCTTAATGTTCCTCCTGTTAAAACGCCTGAACCTGCTGCTGTTGCTACTCCTGCCACTTTAGTCAAATTCACATCACTAGCTGGTCCTGCTCCCCCTGAAACTGTTGTTTCAACCTTATAGCCTACTGTATCAGTTACATTCGCATCCCCTTTGAGACCGTAAACTGTACCTGTCCTGTGGTCGATACAATACTCTCCTTCTGTAAACTTATTCACGATAGCTGCAGCTTTAGCCGCTAAAGTAAATTCGTTTCTTTCTGCGTCCTCAGCAATAAGTGCTGGAAACTCTCTCAATGTCACTAGAGTCGTTCCACCCGTCAAAGTGACTGAAGTATCGTTATAGTGTCCTACAACGTCTCCTAGGCTACTCTTAACGTTCCTGTAGAGCAATTTACCTACGATTGTTGTTCCTGCTGCCTCACCTGCGTCAATTGTTAAGACTCCTGCGTTGAAATAGTAAAATTGTAATGTTTCACCCACAACGTCAAAGATTGCATCAGCTCCTATATTGTCTACAGGCATACGTCTTTGTTCTGACACATCTAGTTGTTGCAAGTTGTTTAGTAATCCTCCTGCCATAATAAGTTTTGTTAGATTGTAGTTTTTAATCTCTCTTGGGGAGAGCCGATTGCTCGGCCCCCTCCCCTTCAAGAAAGATCAAATTGATTATGCAAGCGTCGCAGTTCCTCCTGTCATATACCATCCACCTGTTGCAGAATAAGTAAGGTCACAAGAGTCACCGAGTGCATTAAATGTGATTGTAGTGCCTCCAGCCAATGTAGTTGGTGTCATCACTGCGGTATCAGCTCCAGCTCCTTCAGCGACATAAAGCACTGTTAAGCGTTGTCCAGCCGTACCGTTCGCTAGAGTCATTGCGTCTCCAGCACCTGTTGTTGTGATTTCGTGGATTCTTCCAGTTACCGCTACTGCACCTGGTCCAGAAGTAGCAGTGATACCTGTTCCAGTATGGAACACAGCACCAATGATTCCTCCAGTCACCGCAGTAGTACCAGTAACTCCAAGAGTTGTACCTACTGTACAAGCAGCTCCGATGTCACAATCTTCGTCGAATAGAACATTACCAGCGTCTACTCTCAAAGCTTCTCCAGTTGCTGCACTAATATATGCAGCATAAGAAGTAGCAGTACCACCAGTATCTACGATTCTAAGTGAAGTACCGAGACCAGTCGCAGCACCAGTACCTGAATACTCAATGAGCATACAAGAAGCGTTTGCGTGAGCCAAATTACCGTCACAAGTTATTTGTGCGATACCTACTCCGTCTGCGCCAAGCCATCCAGTTGCACCAGTACCTGTATCTGTAAGAGTTAATGCAGAGACAGTAGCACTAGCAGCAGAAATACCTTCAAGGATTGTACCTGTAGCAGCTTCACCAGTCGCTTTGATAAGACTAGCTCCTGCAGCTAAAGAAGTTAAGGTAATAGCGTCCGCTGTACCTTCGTGGTCGATTACAACAGATCCAACTGCTCCAGTACCGTTAGAATCAATCAATAACGTTTCGTTATCAGCTGAAGCGTTAGTGTCTTCAAGCTCAAGCAATGGACCTGTAGTAGCAGCCACGTTACGTTTGATGTAACTTTGGTCGTCTGCGGTAGAATCTAGTGTGATCTTACCTTCAGCACTTACGAAGTCACCATCAGTAAGAGTTGCACTTCCTGCTGTGATGCCGAAAGCACCATTTACTATAGTGAAGTTCTTGCCTGTTGCAAGAGTTGTGTCGTCACCTAGAGTGATTCCACCAGTTGAAGTTGAACAAATGTTCACTCCACCTGAAGTTGTCCCGTCTAGTGTAAGTGTTGTCGCCGCAGTTGCAGCAACCACAGCATCAGTAGCGAATCCTCCAACAGTAAGCGTGCCATCTACGTCAAGGTCTCCACCACAAGCAACGTTACCTGTAAGTGTAGATCCAAGATCAACCGTTAAAGCACCACTAACATCTGCAGCTCCTACGATGCTAAATGTTCCAGCAGTTCCACCGTCAACATAAGATGTAGCATTCACATACATTCTGTCGACATAAGAATTAGCCCAGTAAATCAAGCTTGAACCTAGGTCGTCAGTTGAATCTGCGTCTGAAACTAAGCTAGTGTTGATAGCTACTCCAACCAGATTGTCTAGTGCTAGACTAGCGCCACCCGAAGATGACGTTTGGAAAGTATAAATTGAACCTTCCTGACCAAACCTAAAACCTGTACCGTCTACATAACGGATTTCTCCGTCTGCAATAGGTTGCTGGGTTTCGTCATCGCTCCAATTCACTTGTTCCACATATAATGGATTTTTTGCCATAAAATAGTTTGTTATGAGTCCAGGATAGTATGAGTGGCCATGTTCCCCACTCTAGTAACTCGAAATAATATTATTGTACGTTGTGTGTGATGTTCACAAGTCTGTAAGCGTCTCTGAAGAATACCGCATCACCGAATAGAACGTGAGTTAGGTAGTTCTTAGCGAGCTGTTTAGGTTCTTCACGGATGTACAGTTCAGGCATCATTTGGATTGCCAAAGAGATTGCTCCTTGTCTTCCAGTTAGCATTGTCCCTGTTTCTGTAGCGAATACATTTGTGCCAGTTGTGAATGTCTCAGCTGGAGCCATCTTTCCGTAACAAGTCAAAGTACAGTCGTGTGTAGACCATGCACCTGCAGTAAGCTGTGCATTCTGATACTTACGTCGTCCTTCTGCGGCTAAATCGATATAATCGTTAGCTGAAGGTGGAGTCGTTCCGTTAATAGCTGTTAAGAAAATTGCCTTGAAGTCAGCCAAACCGTCACCGATATTGATTTCACCTGCTGCCGCAGCAGTACCATCAGTTACACATGTCCAAGTTTCACCCAGAAGCGTGAATGTATCTGTGTTGCTAGGTTGTGTGTCAACTGTCAACACTACACTTGTTGGTAGGTTGTTTGAAACATAACAGTTGAATCCAGCAGCTTTACCACGGAATTGGTTTCTTAGTTGTGTGTCTGCTTCTTGGAATCCGTTAGCTACGAATGTCTCTGTTAGGAGTGTAGCTGTGTGAGCATCGATTACAGCGAACAAAGGCGCATCAGTTGCGTTTTGTCTGTAAAGTTCTGCGTAAGATTCATTAAGTCTAGAAAGGACTGTTGAGGTAGTCAAAGAACCACCTGCAACCGTGTTGTTAGCACCTGCTACACCTGTAGCGAATACTGTTTGGTCGATGTTGTTTCTTAGTTGGAATGCTGATTGGTAAGCCAATTCTGCACCGTAGTCAGCCAAAGCTTGTTTCTCTTGTACTGGATCAAGGATGAAGTTAGCAATTTTAGATTGATCAACAGTCAAAGAACTCTGTACTGCTGAAAGATCGTCCATTGTAACGTCTGTACCTTGCGTGTAGTCTTGTACACGAACATCACTTACATACGGAAAGTTTACTTGGTCTCCACTTGAAAGGTATGCTTCACATTTAGTGTTACATATCTCTTTCGCTACAAGCATCTTGTTCAGATAATCTTGTACCATAGGTTTCCATACCTCTGGATTTAAAGCTGTAATAGCGTTTGCCATAGTAGAAATACGTTAAATTATAATTTTTAACGTCCTTTTCTACCTTATTAAGTCTATCGATTGGTTCGTAACCTTTCTAAGACTTTGACCCGCTCTTCTGGTTTTAGTTTCTTGAAAGCATCACTACCTGGCGCAGGTACTTTCTCTCCAGTAAGCCCAACAGAGTAATAGGATTCCTTTGGCATAGACATTTTAGCTTTTAAAGCGTCCATCTTCCTGCCATCAGGATCGACTCCAGCAAGTTTCATAGCTTTTTCTAAAGCTTTCGATTGCGTTAGTCCACTAGAACGTAAGTCTTTGAACTCAACTTCTAGTTCCTTTTTCTGAGCATTGGTCAGATTCAATTCAGACAGTCCAGCCTTCATTTGCATAAACTTCCCTAACTCTTCTCGCTCGGCAATGGCTTCATTAACCAGTCGAGTGATGTCAGCTTCAGGCTTCTTGGCAGTAGGCTCTGTGAGGTGAGGGGCTAACCACCGTAGATTTGCTGGAAGATCAGTGATCGTTGCCTTACCTTCATCAAGCTTACTTTGCCAAGCATTGATCTGCTTCTGCTTAGCTTCCTCTGCTTTTGAGGTCGTACTCTTGTCATCGAGATCAAGAGTGTCTTGCTCCTGTTCACTAGCTTCACTCTCTTCAGTGGAGTCAGTGTCATTTGCTGCGTCTGTGGCAGCATCATCGTCAACGGTGTCAAAGAGCTGTTCACCGTCTTCGTGTGTCTTGTCTTCAGACATAGATCTTGGGTTTTAAAGAACATTTAGGACAAGTGTCCCAGTCAATACCTAATCTTTAGGCACTGGCTGCGACCTTTGTTCTCGTTCCTCTAAACACTTCTGCATAAACTTCCCAACCTCTCCTAATCCGAATCTATAAGCAACCATCTCATCCTTTGTGTATTCGTTCTCCATTGCGTAATCTAGTAAACAATCGGCTGTTATTAAATGGAATAGCGCTGCATTCTTCTCAAAGAAGTTAGCAAGTTTAGTGACATTCGCTTCGTTACCTACGACCTTCTCGCACTCTCGTACATCAAGTCCTGTATTTTTAATGTTCTGTTGTATGTCCATTTATAGTGCTGGTTCAGATTGTGGTTGCCTAACATTTATCTTTGCTCTGTCTGTTCCTGTCACACCTCCTTCCTCTGGCGCAGCTCCTGGCGCTCCTTGTGGCATCTCTGGTGCTGGTGGATTGAATTCTTCCATCGTTACATCCCTATCGTTTAGTTGTGCTAGTTGGTATGTAAGTTTAGCGTGTGCTGGTGTTCCTGGCCTTGTGAACTGTAGTGTTTTTGAAATCTGTGCTTGTTGTACGATGTTTGAAGGTATAGCTCCTGTTCTTGCGTTTACCTTTACAAAGTAGTTGTGTTTGCTGATCTCATCCTTCACCATCCCTAAAGTAACTCCATCTGGTCTGATCATATCCCCTTCACCTAAATCAATCTTAGTTGTTAGATTCAAAGCAGTCTTGTCCTTCTTGCCTACAAACTTCTTAATACAATCCAATGTAACCTCTACCAAGTGTTTAGTCTCACTAGCGTTGTATTCCATAATCTGTTTAACGAATCCGTTAGCACTCTCCTCTTCCGCTAGTACCTGAGTTGCTGTTACGTTAGCTCCTCTTTCTGCTTCGTCTAAGAAAATTCCCATACGTTTAATCTCTCTATCTAGTATGTCGTATATAGCTTGCCATTCGTTGTATAAATTCTGTGTTAATAGACTCTGGGCGTTTGCTTGACTTGCGTTAGGATTGTTAGGATCGTACTCCATTGCAACGTATCCTTTCTTTCCTGCTGCTCTCATTTCGTGTGCTAGTTGAAGTTTGTTAAAGAATTTACTAGCTTCACCTTGTGGTACGTTCATCAAAGTAACTGGGTAAACGTTATCTTCTATGTGTCCTACTTCCATGTTCATCAACCTCTGAGAAACTAAAGCTAAATCATAAAGCATTGAACCAATACCGTGATTATAGAATCCTTTAGCTGAAGGCATACATATAAACTGACTAATAGGAATGTAAGGCTCACCTCCTTTAGTAAACGGATATTCATCACCATTGTACTCCTCCAATACTGTACAAGATGTTCCTGCGAATACTGTGTAGTTCTTATTGTTGATGTCGTAGAAGTATGCAATCTCTGTCTTTGTCTCTAACTCATGTTCTTGTTCGTATTGTCTTTCAAGTTCCTTCTCTGAATACAGACTTCGGGGAATCTCTCCTGCTCCTCCTTTCTTCTTAAGCTCTGGGAATAATTGAACAGCCTCAGCCCATGGATAACTAAAGATTACACAACACTTATTGACTTCTCCTGATCCAGTAGGGCTTCTCATCATGGTTGCATAAGCATCAACGTATACATTTGAATTACTTACACTTCTATACTTCAAAGGACTATTAGTGTCTTTCTCTGGATTAGAACCTATTTGAATGAATCCATCCCCGTACATCAATAGTTTAAAGAAAGCACCATTCTTATCTCTCAAAGACGCTGCGTAACCTCCTCTGTCCATTACTGTTGATACTCCCATTGTTGTGATCTTCTCCATTACTTCAGGTCTTCCTGTTCCATGAATACTAAAGTCTAAAGGCTTCATTCTACCTGCTGTACGCCACATTGCTTGGTATAACTTCTTTGAAGCGATCTTCTTCGGCCCGACTGGACTCTTAACTTCAAAACCTTTCTCGAACATCTCCTGAATCAATTCGTTCTTAGAGTCTTGTTCGTTCTTTAGAGTGTAGTTAGTTGAAAGAAGCTTAAGTGCAGTCTGCACAGCTTTGTTGTCTCTTCCATCTTCTACGTTAAGATTAACTTCAGGGTCGAGACCTGGATTTGATCCAGTATATTGATTAGCCATTAAAACAGGTTAGAGGAACCACGTTTAGTAGTTTGTGAATACATTATACACTATATATTGTGTTTAATCTAGTTTATTTAATTCTAGCCATAAGTTAGCTACTGCTTCTTCAGGTGTTGAGCCTTGTCCTAGTTCACCACAACAGTCCACTACACAACCAATGTTTGGGTCTATTCCGTCAGCTCTCCAATCCCCATCACAAAGAGTTAAGCTATCAAACGATTCCCCACACGCCTCTATGAGTTCGGAGAGAGTTGGAGAATACAATTGAAATCCTGAAGTGCGAAGTGTTTGAACGTTATCGTGTTCGTCTATCACTGTTCCGTTGCCTTTTTGTTCAAACCCAGCTTCCTTCAACTTCTTTGCTAATTTGTAATCAATCATATTGTTTGTGTTATAATCTGCTTTTAGTTTTATACCTGTAAAGTTTAACATCTCTCACCGCTGGGATCAACTTTGTTGGAAAGGTTGTCAAGTACCTATTTCTTAAGGATTAAGTCTTTAGCTGCTTTAGCGTATTCTTTGTATTCTTTGGCTGGAATTCCTATCTCGTGCTTTCTTATACCTGCTTCGTGGTCAGCAAAACCCATAGCTTTGTTCTCATAGTCACTGAACGGTGTTGAGTCTTTGACAGAGATTGTAGTCAATGCGTACCTAACTGCATCCATTGCATGATCGAAGCCTGGTTCTGGTACATTTAACACCTTCCCATTCTTGTCTGTTAGCCACAAGTAGTTCCTATACTCTTTAATCACGTTAATTGACCTCTTAGTCATGAATATCCTTTGGTCTTGTACTAACTGTATTCCTTGATTAACTGAGTCTCTACCTTTCTTACATCCGATTATGTTAGCTCCATAGGCTCTTATCTCATCAATAGACTTAGGCTCTGCTGAGTCAGCTACTGTTAGAGTGTTGTTCTCGTCGATCAATAGAATGTCAGCTATCTGCTTATTACTCAATCCTTTCCTAAATGTTATCTCGTCTATGATGTAAGCTCCGTTCCACTTGTAGATGTCTACTATAGATGTTGGGTCGTTACTGTATCCGAAATCCATACCTTTCCTAATCAACTTAGCTTCATCTGGTATCTTATCAAGTATCTTCCAATCCTTATATATCTTACCTTCTACCTCACCCAGCATTCCTAGTCCATACACTTGCCACCATCCTTTCCTGTTCCTACGCTGTTCAATTGATTCCACAATCTTCTCGTCTAATGCTTCGTTGTCCTTATAAGTAAGCGTACATTCTTCTACATCATCTCTATCATCTCTAACATCAGAGTAATACCAAAACTCATTAGTCGGATTCCAATCTAAGTACACAAACTCCTTAGTCCTTACCTCAAGCTGCTCAAATGCGTCAAAAGGCACGTTGTTAGCCTCGTTGATGAACAAACGATCTCTACGTGCTCCTCTGAGCTTATCGGGGCTGTCAGCTGAAAAGAATTCGATTCTACTTCCTGTCTCAAATGTGTACGTGTGATTGGTCTTGTCCCATAGTTTGTCTTTGTAATAGCCTTGCTTCTGCATTATGTTTAAGAAATCTCTCTCAGCTCCTCTACGGAGATGTGGGAAAGACTCTGATACAACACTTGTTAAAGTTATAGCCTTATCACTCTGTGCTCTAGCTATTAAATAAATAAGAATAGAGATTGTTTTAGAAGCTGAAGTACCACCAGGCACTGCTCTAATCCTTTGCTCCATCTTCATTATCTTGTCCGTCGCTGTTGTTATTACAAACATGAGGTAGTATTGGTGATGGTAACTTCTCTCCATCCGTAGTTACGTCAGTCTTCCTAGCTTTAACGAAAGGAAATAACTTCTCAGTACGATCCATTGCTTCTTGCTCTGGCTTTGTTAGCTCAACTCCTTCGTATTGCTTTTGTAGCCTATCTTGGTACAACTGTATTCCACCACTAGCAATAAACTCCCAAAGGTTTTCTTTATATTCCTTCTTAGCTGCATGAGCTTTCTTACTTTCTATCTTTGCTGTTTCTGATGTGAACGGCATACCATTTACAATTTAAAGTACTTATATTATACCACAGATGTTAGTTAGTTACAAATCCTCGTCTATCGGCTTTATTACGTAAGCACGTTCTCCTGCCTTTATTCTTATCTCTTCTACGTAGCCTGCTTGTTCTAAAGAAGCTCCATCACGACGGTACAGAATATCTCCAAGTCTAAGTCCTTCCTTCATAGTTATTTGTTTAGTTACAAATCCTTAAACATCTTCGCCACTCTTCCTAAGTGTGAACTCATGTCCTTTACAAACTCTTTCAACGTAAGCATTTGTAGTGAGGCTACGTGGTTGTTCTTAGTGAATGTGAAGAAGAATGTTCTATAAGCACTTTTAGGAATCTCTTCTATGTAAGCAAGGCTATCTCCTCTTTGTATAGTACACTCTATATTCTCTTTCTCTAAGAAAGGTCTCATAGCTTCTATCACTCTTCGTTTAGTGCATCTCATCATCTATTTGGTTAAACTGGTATAGGTGCATCATCTGGCACAATCGCATATGGCATCTCCGCTGGTTTCGGCTCCTTCTCGTCAACAATCTGACAAGGCATTTCTGCTGGATGACACTCCTCCAACTTCTTCTTCCCCATGTTCTATTTGGTTAGTTAGTTAGTTACAAATTAGATGGAAAGTCTATAGTGTCTCCTTGCTCTAAGTTAAACTTCTTTATCTTACTGCTTAATAACTTTGCATTTACATACTCTTGTATCTTTGGAGACCATACTTCTGGATTCAAAGGCTTACACCTCCATCTATTCCATAGCCAGTATTTTAAAAATCTTCTTATCTTCATCTATTTGGTTAATCTAATGCTGGTACATCAGGCTCTTCCATCGTGCTTTTCATTATCTCCTGACTAACTACCTCTCTATCTATTCTTACTACCTTCATCGAATCGAAGTCTTCCACCACGATAACGTTACATTTCATCGCCTTCGTCATCTTCTCAATCTCTGAATGAGTGAAAGCATCTCTCAGAACTGCAAGCGTGTCTCCTTCCTTAATATCAATCTTTCTCTTCTTCTCTAACTCTTCTACCTTCTCTGCTAGGTCATTCAACATCCTACCTTGCATTACAGCCATCACTTTTAGTCCAGACCACCACCAAGGCAGCTTCATTCCTTCTTTGTAATAATCTTCTAATCTTTTCATTATGCTTTTGTTAAACAACCATGCGCTGTTTCTGCTGGATACATATTGCTGTCCTTTAATCCCGAAGACAAAGTGTAAAAGTATACAATCTTTCCCTCATCTTCTTCATCCTTCTTTTCTACTTGTTCTATTAGTCTTGCCATTACACACTCTTCTCCAGTTATGACATGCTTTAGTCTGTCTCCTACTTTGAATAGTAAATCTTTCTCTTCCATGGTTTATTTTTTAGTAAATATGTTTTTGATCTTTTGTATTAGTCCTGGCTTTGGCTCTAAAGGATTCCAATAAGGATTCTGTTTCATAAACTCTCTTATAGCCACTCCTCTGTATTGAGGGAATTCCTTTATAAACTCTTTAATTCTTTGCTGTGGACTATTCTTCCTTAGCATTAGCTTTAGAATTGTCTTTGGATTCATTTAAATCAGTTAATTGTTCTTCTATTTCTAAACACTGCAGTACAAGACTGTCTACTGGTTCTCTCGCTCCACACTCCCTACACACTAAGTCTATTATCCACTCAGTTTGCCCTGGGTCTATGATTTGATTGTCCCTTGAGAACTTAGACTGGTCTTTGTTCTTACACTCATCACAATAGTGAGTGATCTCTTTATTTCTTACCTTTAGGCGTATCCTTCTCCCCTTCGCCTTCTTTGATTGGATCATTTTCTGGTAGTTTAGCTAAATGAATTTCATAACGTGGGACAACTCTTGTCACCCATCCTTCTTCTTTTAGTTCCTCCATCACTACCTTTAGTTTTTCCTGAGCGTCTTTTGACTCCATAGTTTTATTGTTAAGAATTTAGTGGAATTTGTTTAGTTTGCTTGTTTGTCACGAATCCGTTTGTCGCTCCGTCCTGCTTCATCGCTTTGTATATAAGTTCGTCTAACGCTGTTTGCGCCTCCTGTGCTTCCTGTACTGTGAGTGGCTTGGTCTTTTTTAGGCTCGACTCCCCACCCACTATTAAAGTGAATACTGTTGTCATTGAAAAATTCTTTAAAGTTGTTGTAAACTCTGTCGCTCATGTTTTGTTTTTTTATACTTCTCATAAGACCTCATATCTCCTTCCATTCTCTCGGGGCTAATATTAGTAAGCTCGTGCTTTGCGTCCCTACTGTCTACTGCTTTTAAATATGATTCAGGATTATAAACCTTGCAACCTTCATCACACATCTCCTGCCAAAATTCAAAAAGCCTTACGCTGTCCGTAGACTCCCTGACTCCAAATTTATCTATAAGGTAGTACATTTTAGTTTAGTTAGAGCTGTCGTGGTGAAGTTTCCCTCACCACTTCAACTTTCCCTCATCCTATGAAAACTTAAATCGTAATGATAAAAGCAAAACCATTATTACACACTTTAACCAAGAAATCAATAGAA